GGTGTATACGGCAGTGATGCCTGCCACAAGGCCGCGGCAAAACTAGCAGAAACAGAACGCTTTATTACCATTGATGCTGATAATAAAGTTCGTCCAGACTTCTTTGAACTTGAATTAGATTTGACAAAGTTTGATCGTAGCGATGTGTTAAGTTGGTCAGGCAAAAATGTAGTCAATGGACTTGTATACGGCAACGGTGGTGTAAAACTTTGGCCCAAGAAAGTAGTTGAGCAAATGCGTACACACGAAGCAGTCGATGGCGGTGCAGGTGCAGTAGACTTTTGCTGGGACATTCACTATCACCAACTGAACAATATCTATAGTGATGTGTTTAATAACGCAACACCATATCAGGCCTATCGTGCAGGTTTTAGAGAAGGTGTCAAGCTAGCATTACATGATGGTCGTCCAATGGACTGGCGACAAATTGCCGATAGAAATAACTTTAAAAATCATCGCAGACTATTAGTTTGGATGAGTGTTGGTGCTGATGTTGACAACGGCTTGTGGGCCATGTACGGTGCTCGCTTAGGTTGTTATCTAACTAACTTGAGAAAAGATTGGGATTACAGATTGGTAGCTGATTTTGAATGGCACAATGCATACTGGCAAGAAGATATTATGCCACAATTTGCCGGAGACGAAATTACATGTCCAAAATCAAAGTATTCCTGGAGTAAAACAAAGTTGATGGCTGAAACAACCAAGTTAGGCAAGGCATTGACTCAGGACTTGCGTTTGGATATTGCCGACCTAGATGCGTCAGGAAGTAAATTCTTCAAGGCAAGCTATTTTAATCCACATCGACTTGGTCCAACTGTTAAAGAAAGCGATGTTGAACAGTTTATTGCAGAATAAACAATGCTAGATGTTTTCTTTATTAGTATGGGCGAACAAGATGCAGAAGAAAACTTTACACGACTGCAAGAATTTGTTCCAAATGCCAAACGCATAACAAATGTCATTGGCATTTATAATGTGCATAAGGCATGCGCTGAACTAAGTGCTACAGAAAATTTCTGGGTAGTAGACGCTGATGCATGGATAGTAGATGGATTCAATTTTGACTGGGAACCCGATGAGTCAGCGGTACATTGGGGTGTTCCAGAATCTGAATGTGTAATTATTTGGCCAAGCATCAACCCAGTTAATTATTTGCAGTATGGTTATGGGGCAGTAAAAGTATTTCCACGAAAACCTTTTATTGAAAATAGACCATGGCACATTGATATGACTTCGTCTATTGCAAATGTTGTTATTAACAAGGGAATTGTCAGTTGCGAAACACGATTTAACTCAACTCCCGAAAGTGCCTGGATTGGTGCATTTAGAGAATGTGCTAAACTTGCTTCTCTTTCAATGATCAAAACTCGTATCAACAAAGCAAAGGCCGCAGAAAAAGCCGAACTAGAAGAACTGGTAAAGTACTCGTTAGCACAAGACTGGGACGATGACAAGAAACAAAACTATCGCAAAAGCAGGGCATTGCTGGTCAAAGATAGATACAAATCAGAAAAAGATATCTTCACCTATTGGGTTGAAATGGAAATGTACGGCCAGAATAAACTAATTTGGTGCACCAAAGGATGGGATAATAAAAATGGCAAGTATGCAATACTTGGAGCACAGGCAGGATCTAAATTTGGACTGGTCAATGGTGATAATCTAGAAGTTCTTGATTTAATCAATGACTGGAATTGGCTAAGAAAGGAATTTAAAAATGTCAATGTTTAATGTTAAGTCGACTAAAAATAGCAGTTCGTCAGTGGCTGATATTCCGGTAGTGTTTTTGAGCTTTGACGAACCAAATGCCGACAAGCATTGGGAAAGTTTACAGTCAATTGTACCACATAAGAAAGTTGCCAGGGTACATGGGGTAGTAGGATTTGATACTGCACACAAGGCCGCTGCCGCAGAGTTTCCAACGAGCAAATACATTATAACAGTAGATGCAGATAATATTGTTGATCCTAAATTTTTTAAACTATCTATGCCCGGCAATGCTGACGGTCGAGTCAGTTATACCTGGGGAGGAAGGCAATACACAAACGGCCTCATGTACGGCAATGGTGGATTGAAGATGTGGAGTACAGAACATCTTGCAAACATGAAAAGTCATGAGCTGGCAGATGAAGAACGAGATGCTGTAGATTTTTGTTGGGATTTTGAACGCTATAAAGACCTGCCAGGTTGTTACTCTAATGTATATACTAATGCCAGTGCTTACCAAGCATTCCGTGTTGGATTCCGCGAAGGTGTAAAGTTATCAATGGAACAAGGTCGCTTGTTATCGTTTGATGAATGGCCAACCACAATGCATGCCGCAAACTATCAACGATTGATGACTTGGATGACTGTTGGTCGAGACATTGACAACGGCATATGGAGCATATACGGTGCTCGCCTGGCTGTTAAGCTTTTACAGTACACAGATTTTGATTTTGTTAACATTCGAGATTATGCCTGGTTTAAAGATTTCTTTAAAGAGCATGAAAATGCTGATCCGGTTAAAGGTAGTAAAGCATTAGGCAAACAAATTAGCGAAGGCCTAGGTTGGATATTGCCCGACTTTGACAGCGAACAAAGTTCGTTCATCAAACAACTGCAACTGCACCCAGCAAAAGCACTGACATATGAAGATGTTGAATGGCGTACCAATTTAAGTTTATATGGATGGTTCCGTGGATAGAAATACAGAATTAAGAAATGCTCTGCTGTTCTTTGCAGATGAGGCATTGGGGTTTCGTAAAAGTCTGCATCATTTACACAGATGGTTTGAAACTGAAGATCAACATGACCTTGCATTACTAATAGCTGAAGTAGGAAAAGAGCATCACATTGATTTTTGGCCATTGATAAATTATGCAACCGGCCAAGCAGAACTAAGTGACGATAATGTAAAGGCATTGTTTTTAAAGAATTTACATGTGCCACTGGAATGGAATCCAGACGGCTGTATACTTTCACCGGCGCCTTTTGCGGCGTTGGCAAACTCAACATTGCCTGTTATGAATAGAGTTGGCGATTTTTGGGAAATTAAACAGTGGATTGAAGATAATCCACATTTTGAAAATCCCATGACCATGGTAGCTCACTGCCTGCAAACAATACAAGAGTCCAGACAGGATCTTACAAAATTAATTGACATTGTTGAAATGCTACTTGGCCCAACTATTGTTTCTTGTGTCGTTGACGATGACATTAATTTTTTAAGTGAAATGGTTGCAAACTATTATTCCAATGGCCCTGCATTTGTTAAAAATCTAGGAGCAGTAATTGATGCTACCCCCGATTTAAATTGGACAGATGCACTAAGTAGAAACCAAATACAAAGCAAAGTATGGCTATTGGAAAAATTAAAAGAATCAGGTGTACTGCCTAAAGCTCGAACAGTAACAGAGAAGTCGGTAACAACCGTTGTAGTTGGTGGCTGGGTTGGTATGTTACCCATGCTTGCGTCCATGCACAAGATAAACTTAGGTGATGTTATCAATGTAGATTCTGATAAGTCTGTTCATGGTGCTTCTGTGGACTTGAATATAGCACATAACAAATCTTATAAAAGTGTTGCTAAAGATATCAAAGAATATCCATTTAACAAGCACAACGAACTACTAGTCATTGACACTATAGTTGAACATTTTGAAAATCACGGTGAGTGGGTAAAGACATTGCCCAAGGGAACCACAGTGGTATTGCAAGGCAATGACATGTTCAATCTTCCAGATCATGTCAACTGCCATCAATCATTAGAAGATTTTTTATCCAACTGTGGGTTAAATACTATTCTATGGGCCGGAGAACTTAACTTATATAAGTGCAACAGGTTCATGGCAATAGGAAAAGTTTAATGCACATTGACTCGAGATTTAAAAAGTATAACTTTCAAATTGACTTACAGCGTTTAAAAGAAGAAACTGAAAAGCTTCTTTTTGACCCATCTACGGGCAAGTACCGCACACAAATGTCCTTGCAAACAAACGGAACAAGCGATTGGGATTCAAGTACAGGTACTAGAGAAGGGCAAGATGAAGGACAATGGGATCAAATACACCCAGAATTAGCAGGCTCTTGGTGGGACAGCTTTTTAAAAAGTTTTCCATTTAAACTATACCGCGCTCGACTAATGACAATGCATCCAAGAACTTGTTATAGTATACACTCTGACAGCAATCCCAGGATCCATATTCCTATTGTAACTCACCGTCAGGCCCGTTTTATTTTTACAATACCACCAGCAGTTAGACATCTCCCAGCAGACGGTAGTGTATGGTGGGTTGACACTACAAAAGAACATTCGGCTATGAATGGCAGTACAGTAGATCGCATTCATTTAGTTGCTTGCCTGGTAAACACAGCAGAAGAATAATGCATACATATAGGTATGCACCTGTCTGTAATAAGCACCCATTCCGTTGACTTTATAAAACACGAAGAAAAGTACAACCAATTTTTACAGTTGGTTGAAAGCAGTGATAGTCCAGCGGCCGTTAACATGGGCCACGAACCACCAGCTGGACTTGTTTATCTGTTAAAAGGCCAACATCGCTGGAACAAAGATTCAGGCGAAATAGCACTATTACACAATGATGACACAAACAGTATAGTAGGTATCAGCGGTGTTGAGCATAGCACTCTATTGCCAGAACTTGGATCTGGTGGAAATCGTTGCTGGCTATTGCCCGACTACCGAAAAAAGAATGAAGTAACTAGGTTTCTTTTAAAAAGAAATTTAGAATGGTGTGTGGAGCATGACAAAAAAGGAATGTTGTTAAGTTTCAACAATTATAATAAACTATTGTATGATGCGGTAGTTAAAATTAACAAGGGAAGAGCCGCGGCAATTGGAACAGTATGGAGCAACTGGTGGAAAGATTGCATTCCATTGCCAAGGCAAATCATGCTGTTCAATACCCCACAATGGGCAGTACTCAAGCCCCTGGGCAATAACGCTGAAATGTCCAAGATAGTTAAAAAATTAGACAGCACTTATGGAATTTAAATGATTATTAATACCGAAAACAATCACTTGCAATACTGGTTTAATAACGACCGTTCTCAAGTTTGGAGGCATGATGACCTTGATACAACATCAATGGCCGTCGGCGGATGTAAAAGACAACCAATGGCATTGCGAGCAGAACTTATTAGAAATGCTCGTTCAATTTATAAAAACTATCCTGACCTTACACTTTTTATGAGTGGTGGGCTAGACAGCGAAATCGCATTACGCAGTTTTTTAGCGGCAGGTATTACTCCAAAACTTGCAACAATTAAATTCCCATATGATAACAATATGCATGACATTGGTCCAATGATTCGTATGGTCGAACAGCTTAAATTAAAGATCAATGTTATTGATTTTGATCCTGATGAGTTTGTTCACTCTGGTGAATACAAGGAAGTTGGATTGCGCTACCAAGCATACACTTTGTATCAGCAGATGCTATTGCGTGTTGCAGAAAAATATGCCGCTCCAATGATTACTATAGATGAAGTTGAACTTGAAAAAAATCCAACAGTTGACTTTAATACTGGAGAAACCACTAGCGAGTGGATCTTCTTAAAGAAAGAAGATCAAGACGGAGTCTGGCGTAGATTCAATGACAAAACTGGAATTCCTGCTCTGAATAACTTTTACACATATACTCCAGAGTCAATCCTGTCATTCTTACTAAATCCAACAGTTGACGATTTAATAAATGATCGCATATACGGGAAACTTGGATGGACCTCTAGTAAAATGAAAATCTATTCCAGTCTAGGCTATGAATTTAGAAAGCGGCCAAAATGGCACGGAGTAGAGAACTATATACATTTGTGGGACGCTGTTAGATATAATATGTCTAGGGCTGGACTTGTTTTTAATTCCAGAGCTTATGCAGTATCTGCACATCTACTTAAAGAAAATCTTATGAATGGAGTTGAAACCCTATGTCAGGTAGCCTAGTACCGCTAACTGTTGAGCACTTGCCAGCATTGCTGGAATTTGCCGAACATATCTATGCAAACACTGATCCGGACAAGTACCCGGATTTTCGTGTATCAAATGATGTTGACGAAGCAGGCAAACGCCACAAGTACTATAGTGCATTTGTTCTACCCAGCCAGTTTAATGACTTTAACATTCGACAAGCTTACGCACTTATGGATTCCAATGGAGTTTATCAAGCGGCAGTTGGCGTAAAAAGATTTTCACATTTGCCAAGTTGGTCAGTGTCCTGGCTACTAAGTCCCAGGCAAGGCGTGCATTTTATTCCAGCATTTAGACAGATAATGAAGTTGTTGTTTGAATTGCATGAAAATGCAGGTATTACAGAATTTTATGTAAGTTACCCAAGTAGTAGAGAAGCCGCATACAGTAAAATTATGCTTCCATTTAGAGAACGCTATTATAGTTTTGTTGAATGTACTATTCCTGCAAAGACTCGCAGTCCTTACAGTTTTATACACGAGCTAATGGGTTTTAGCCTACATCCACACGATATGAGTTTAAGAAGATACATATTAAGAAGACCAAACACGGAAGCGCCTTCTGAGGGCGGCAAAGTTACTAGATTAGGTACCCAAAAAAATGAAACTACAGTTGATTGACTGGTTAACGATTCAAATTGACCTTTATAAAAAAACAAAACAAATACCATACATACTGGCTATATGGATTCCATACCATCTGACAGCCATTGTTGCAATTGTATACGCAGTCACAACGGACTGGTCTTGGTGGCTACCATTGATGGCCATATGTGGCTGGATACTGTTAGACGGAGTTGGTAACAATCTAACCCTACATCGCTTCTTAAGTCATAAGTCATGGACACCACATAAATGGGCTGAGCCTTTCTTGTTATGGGCCGCTACAATGGTTGGCGAAGGGAGTCCCTTGTGGTGGGCGGCATTGCATCGAGGACATCATCACAGAGTAAGTGATCAGCCTGGCAAAGATATTCATACACCAGTTGACAATGGTTGGTGGCACAGCTATATGGGTTGGCAATTTGGCATCACACAAAATAGTGTAAGCTTTAGATATGCAGTTGATTTACTCAGAGATAAAAGAATTACATTCATACACGAAAACTACAACAAAATTATATATGCTACGCTATTGTTAAGCTGGCTGTTGTTCGGTCTTACCTTTACCATTTGGTTCTTTGTAATAGGTAGTCTAATGAGCTTACATGCTGATGGACTGGTTAACACATTTGGTCATGTTCCTTCTGCAGGCTATCAGAATTCAGATAATAAAGATGTCAGCACAAATGTTTGGTGGCTTGGCTACTTCCATTGGGGCAGTGGTTGGCACAATAACCATCACAAAAAGGCAAGCTCGTTTGACTTTGGTACAAGTGTTAGTGGTCGACCACATGAGTTTGATCCTTGTATGATTTTAATGATTCCATTTGCACCTCCATCGGAAGTAAAACGCTTGTGGGACATAAGAAAAGATGCTATAATTAACAACCACAACTAAAGGAATTACAATGGATGTACGATTACTCAGCTACTCAAATCCAACTAAAGAATTTGCAGATCTTGGCATCACTGATGCACAGGAACTCATTGCGTATTGCGCCCGTGTGTCCAACCCGAGCAACCAATTTAACACCGAGACATCAGAAAAGCTCATACGATACCTTATCAAACATGCACACTGGAGCCCACTTGAAATGGTCTCCGCCTGTATTGAAATTACCACAACTCGAGACATTGCAAGACAAATCCTGCGACACAGAAGTTTCAGCTTCCAAGAGTTCAGTCAGCGATATGCTGATCCTACTAAAGACCTGTCGTTCGTTACTAGAGAAGCTAGACTTCAAGACGACAAAAACAGACAGAACAGTATCGCAGTCGATGATCAACTGTTACAAAATGAATGGTATAGAGCTCAACAACGAGTTATCTATGCCGCGAAAAGAGAATATGAATGGGCTATCGCTAACGGCATAGCCAAGGAACAAGCCCGAGCAGTTTTACCTGAGGGCTTGACAGTCAGTCGTTTGTATATGAACGGAACATTGCGTAGCTGGATACACTTTATTGAACTACGCTCTGCAAATGGTACACAGAAAGAGCATCAGGAAGTAGCAAAGGCCTGCGCTGAAGTTATTGCTAGTATCTTCCCAATGGCAACTGATTTAGTCGTCTAACTCTTTAGTGGCAGTTAATGAACCATCTTCATTCTGCCACAAAAATCCCCAAGCATTGTTATAACGAGTAATACTTGGTAGGCTTGGCCATTTAGTCTTGCACTTAAAATAACGCTCATTGATCCAAACATCATTGATAAGTTGTTTTGCAGGCAGTTTGTATGTGTTCCATTTACCACCAACTTTAGGTTCGTTAGTATACAATGCCCATTGTTGGTAAGCTTCACTATCAAAGAAGTTTACAACATTATTTGCCATGTATACCGCTTGTTCAGCTGTTGGAGAGTGCATACTCATACGATACTTGACAGCTTGCCATTTCATTGCATAGTTTAGCCACCATAAGAAATCATGGTTGGTGTTGATAGCAACAGGACAAGCAGACACAAGATCCCACAACATTGCTTCTCTTTCATCTCTATAGTTGTCACACTTGTTTAAAAGCCAAGGCAAGCTTTCGGTTTTATAATCTCCGTGTATGGAATCAAATTTGCCTGTACTGTCCATGTAACCTTTTAAAGTCAAGCTACCAAATAAGTTGTCAGCACACTCGCCTGTAATGCACACATTGCGAGTGTCATTGATAATGCCATAAAAGTTATTACTTGGAAGTAAGCGTTCTCCAAAGTTTGGCAATATAATTTGATCAAAGAATTCTTGATTTTCAAGTTGACTATCTTCGTTTACAGCACACCATACATTCTTTTTAATCACTTCCCAGTCCGGGTGACTGATTAGTAATGTTATGATTAGCGTACTATCAATTCCACCGCTAAAAAATACAACCAATCGTTCTCTGCCTGTATCGTTTAACTTGTCAATGCATTCGTCAATACGCTGGTAACTGGCGGCACTAAAGCTAGGAACAATTTCTGGCTTTTCTGGAATAGGACTGTTATTAAAAACTTTAACACCAGGGATATCAAGTGTGCCAGTCCTGTCATGCAAACTGATCCATGGATTAAACATTTCAACAAACTCTTTGGTGATGGGATCAATTTTTCTATTACTACGATAGAGTCTATGTGGAATATAATATAATAATTTTTTCATGGTTACATCATCATTGATAAAAAGGAATCTTCTTCCATTGCTTTTCTGCATAGCGCAAGGTCGTCTTTGTTCTTGGCATTGCGAATAGCAATCTGGTGTCGTGTGCGTAATCTTTCAAGTTTACGAATTAAAAATTTTCTGTTTTGATACTTGTTTACAATTAAACCGGCAGCTACATTAATGGTCAATCCACTTTCTTCTGCGTAGTCACTTACCATACCAGCCTCATCAATTGAACCTTCGATGACGGACATTGCCTGTTTGTACTTTTCTTCGTAAGCTTCATTTTGCCAAGGGTACTGAATTTCAAATCGTTTAAAGCCATGGGCCAGTCGCTGTTGAAGCTCAATTATTAAACCTACTTTGCTTTGTAGATTGTGACTGAGTGCTACAAGTTCTAGGTCCTTGCGATGCGGAACAAACTTTGTGTTTCGTGGGCCATCAAATTGAATTCTAAAGTCCAGGTTAAATTGTCGTAGTTGTTGTGCTGGTAAATCATCAACTCCGTATATTCTAGAAATAGCTCTAAACTCATTTTGGCAAGCACTTTCCAGAACTGCCAAATTCTCGCTCCATGCGAGTACTTGATTTTCTGCTGTGCAAGCAACTGCTAACCATTGCATGGCAATCTCCTATGTGTACTATTATGTACCTGGATGATCTGGGTAATGTTAACCAATAGAAATATCAGGAGTAAATCGAACACTGAGCATGAGTCTTCGATTATTACCGTGATTGATGACCTGGTGCGGAACATCTATTTTAACAACTGTAGGCTTATCAACAACTATTGATTGTTGTATCTGTTGTTCTTCATCCCAGTTGAGCACTAGATATTTTAGTCCTTGTATATTTGCAGTTTCACTTAAATGAAATTTACCAGAGTACCAGATCATTTCACCATGATTACAGTTGGCAATTGGAATGTTTAATGCCCAGTTACTTGCACCTTTGCGGTCGATACCAAAGCCATCAACATGCACTTCCTGTATACTACCAGGACCTTGTGCAAATACTATTGCACTTTTTAGTTTTAACTTGTGGCCTAGAATCAATTCAACAGCTGGTTCTAGCATATCTGCTAGCCAAATTTTATCTTCATGTGTACATGCGTGAGTTTGTTGTTTAACAACATTGGGCATAAGCTCTTGAAAACGCTCAATAATAGCAGGCCAAGCGGACAGTTCGATGTGTTTGTATAATAACATGTTTTATTTATCTTGGTGTAAACAACAAAATCGTTATCCATAAATAGAAGTATGGAATATATCGTAACTTTCTTATCTTGGACCCTTTACCTGTATGTGATTCATCGAGTCATACATGGGATAGGATTAAAGTTTTTCCCAATTGCATTTAAAGCACACGCAGATCATCACAAGTACATCAATACCAATGAGCAGACAAAGTGGCATTGGAACAACCTATTCTTGTTTAACGACACTTGGATGAGCACATTAGACTTATGGATCACTGAAGTAATTCCAACTCTGGTGTTCAGTTGGGTAACTGGCCACTGGTGGATCAGCGTATTTTATTATCTTTGGGCGGCACTAGTACAAGAAACAATTGAACACAATCCCAAGTTCAATT